CAAGATGTACGACGCAAGCCATGCCAGTGGCTCCGTCGTGCCACCTTTCGCAGGGTCGGCGTTGTAGTGCGTCCACGAAAATAACCGCTTCTCGTCGAGCCGTGCGAGGTGTTCGATGCGCAAGTCCTCGGCGACGTTGAGCAACTCGAACGGGAAGCGACGCCGCGCACACTCTTCGGCCAGTGCAGGTAAGTTACGGTCGGTGCGCAAGCCGTGCCATTTCTCATGACGCAACAAGCGTTCGCCGTAGTTGACTCGCAGGGTGCGCGTCGAGCGAAGCGACCCGTTTATCGTCGACGGAAAGTCACGGTCGAGAGCGATAATGTGCCGCTTGCGCTTCGCGTCCCAACTCCATGCGGCGGTGCCGCCGCAGGGACGCGCCTCGAAGAGGATGCTCTCTTTGGTGCGCTGTACGAGGTCGTACAACTCGCCGTCGGGCGACTTGCGTGACTTATTGTAGACCGTGCGCCACTCTGGCGTCGGGGTGCGCTTGCGAGTCGTGCTAGCGGGTGCTGTCATTGCGGTGGACATGTCGGTGTTCTCCTGTGTGTGTGTGAAATTAGAGCGAACGGAGCATGTGTGCCCAGCTATCGCAGACGGCGACCGACTGCGGCAACGTGTCGCCCAAGTCGGCGTTCCAGTGCGCGACGTTGTCGGCCATGCGCTGTGCCGCCCACGCGCCCACGGCTTGCACCGTCGGTACCGTGGCATACTGTGCGGCGCGTTCGAGCATGCGCATGTCGACAGGGAAGCGCAACGTGCCATCGGCCACCGCCTTGCGTGATTCGGTGACGATGTGTGCCCACGCCTTCGCGAGGACGTCCCCTGCGTCGGGGATGCCATGCGCGGCGAGGATAGCACTCGCCACGCTCTGCACTGTCGCAGGGGTGAAGTCGAGCCGCACCGTCTCCCACCGCGACCAGAACGCTTCGACGGGCTGAATCATGCCCAGATTCGTCGCGCCGACGATGTGTAGCCGTGCGGCGTCGCACTCGATGACCTCAAGCGCACCATCGGCATCGACGCGACGGGTGCGAAGCCGATAGCATCGGGTGCCGTCGGGACGCTTGACGCCTGTCAGGAACGAGAGGAGCCATTCTTGTGCGCGAGGGGCGAGGCGCAGCACCTCGTCGAGCAAGAACAGCACGTTCTGCCCCTGCGACGCACTGCGAACGGCTTGCGTGAGGACGCCGTCGACGGTGACAAACCCGCCGCTTCCGTCGGGCATGGGCGACCCCAACAACGTCGCAATCTCGTCCATATCGTCACTGCACCCGTGTTCGAGGTAGACGTCGTACCCTGCGGCGAACGTGCGAACGCCGTAGCTTTTGCCAAGCGATGGCGGGGAGCAGAGTAGCACGTTCGCGGGTGCCTCTTCGCCGACGGTGTAAAACGCCGCCAGAGCGTCGACGATGGGATTCGCGCCGCTCGACGCCGCCAGTGCCGTGCGGACCCGTGACTTGACGGCAGGGGTCGCCACGGCCAGTGCCGCCGCTAGCGTCGTGAGCGTCGTGCGCAGGTCATCGACACTCGCCCGTGTATCGTGTATCGCCGTCGCTGTGCGACCGACGACGTCGCTGATGCGCGTGTCGAGCATATCCATCCCCTCTCGCATCGGCTTCACGACGTCCTCGACGAGGGCGCGCACGGCGTCCTCGTCGATGCCGCCCGACTTGGCCGTCAGCGCTTCACGCAACGTCGTGAGGACGTCCTCGACGTCGGGTGTCGCAGTGGCCGCACTGCGAGGGGCCGGAGCCGGAGCCGGAGCCGTGCCGCTTCCTGTGCGGTCCTTGCGTCGCCCGTCGACGCCGGGGATGAACGGCTTCCCTCGCACTGACTCGAAGTGCGCTTCGGAGCAGTTGTCAGCCCACATGACCGTCGTGCCGCCTTTGCCGTCGGGGATGTAGAACTCGACGTCGCACAGGCCGACTACGTCAAAGCCACGGATGTCGGCGTACGTCCCCACGGGAATGTCGACGGTCGTCGCCGTCTCGTCGGAGTCCGTCTCTGGCAGGTACACGGTGAATCGCCCCGTCGACCCTACACGATGACGGCTAGACAGGCGGACGCGCTGACCAATGCGGAAGCTGTGAGTCTTGGACATGGTGCTACTCTCCTTGCCGCTTGCGCGGCGTTGTGGGACGCTGTGCGTCCCGTGGGTTGGTCCTACGGGTACTGCGACTGCGACTGCGATGCGCTTCACGACGCGAACAGGACGGCCGTGAGCGACGGGTCGGCGTAGGCTGACAGTGGCCCACGGTAGCCCATCGGCACTCCCTCGACGTAGCACACTTGCGCCAAGCCACGCAGAGCGTAGCTGACGCCCGACTGCTGACACGACGTCGTGGTGCTGTACTTGGTGCGATTCACGAACAGCCACCCCGCTTCACGAGTGACGAGGACCGTGCCGTAGCTGTAGAGCGCTTCGCCGTCGGTCCAGATAGACGACGCCGCACGGCTCGCCTTGCCCTTCTCCCACGCTGTCACGGCCTGCTGTGTGTTGCGACGCATTGCGAACTCCTGCCCCATCGGGGCGATAGGTGTGTGTGCCGCCGAAGTAGCGGCACGGCATAAACATAGCTAGTAGCGTTGACATGTAATAGAGCGACGTAAGTGACGCCGTGACAGCGACTTACACTGCGAGATACTGCGACGGTGGCGAGGGGGCGGGTCAGTGCGCGGGGTGCCGCCATTGTCGCGTCGGTCGCTCTCGCCCGTGCGCGTTTCTTATAGCAGAGCGCAGAGCGAGCGAGGAGCGAGTTAACGTGTTGCAAGCCAACGAGATAGCTTGCAGTGGCTTGCAGTGTCTGCGAGGGGATGGAATGGCGCGCGGGGGGGTGGGGGGTTGGGGGGCGGGGGGGGGGGGGGGGGGGGGGGGGGGGGGGGGGGGGGGGGGGGGGGGTATGTCCCGCGCGTGCGTTGCGCGCGTACATACCACCCATTCACGACCAGTTGCTCGCTGTACAAGTCAAGCGTACGTTGCTTGTATGACGACACGCAAAGAGCAGCCAGCCAGCGAGGTATCTCGCGAGGAAGTGTACGAGGCCGTCTTTGACGGCATGGCGAACGGGAAGACGGTGGCGGATGTGGCGCGAGAACTTGGCTTGAAGCCGGGGACGGTGCGCAAGTGGCTAGGCGAAGACGAGCAGGTGTATCAGCGCTATGTGCGGATGCGGCCGTTACTTGGGGCGGCGTTTGCGGAGGAGGCGGTGTTTGTGGCGCGCAACACCACGAACATGGCCAGCGCCGCGGACAGGTTGCTGGTGGAGACGTTGAAGTGGGCCGCGGCGAAAAGTGCGCCGTTGGAGTATGGCGAGAAGCAGACGGTGGAGCATCAGGGACAGCAGACGCTACAAGTCAAGGTGATAGAGGAGGAACGCCCGGTGAAGAATGTGCAGGCGTTGCAGGCCGGGATGGTGGCGGGGGTGTTACAAGCGGCGGTAGAAACGCCCCCAGACATGTGCTAAAACGGCGCAGGACGGGCAAACGGAACGGGGGAGGGGCTGGGAAAGCCCTCCCCCTTTGTGTTGGGAAAGGTCGGGAGTTGTCCACAAGTACCAACAAAATGCAACACTGCATATGCTGCATAGAACCACCCCCGAAACGCACCCGAAAATCGTGCGCGCAGAGTATTTGTAGTTAGTAAGTAGTAAGTAAGCACGGTGAGCTAGTTTCTAGTGTTGTTACTAGTCTAGTTACTAGCTCTAGATACTAGTATTAGGTACTAGTATTAGATACTAGAAAAAAAACACTAGAGCTAAAGTGTTGCTACGCTTACACTTACCACTTGCGCGGAAACACGTTAGGTGTTACTGATACACTCGACAAATCATGCGCACTGCTGTCAAGTCACGCCAACCGACCGTGGAAATCCGGCTGCACAAGCTGCATCCGGGGCAACAGCGGATTGCGGCGCATCCGGCCCGGTTTCGCACCGTCATGTGCGGTCGCCGGTTTGGGAAATCGGCGCTCGGCATCCGCTGGCTCTGCGACGGGGCCATCGCCGGGGAGCCGGTGGCGTGGTTTGCGCCATCGTACAAACTGGCGCTGGAAGCGTGGCGGGAACTGCTGGAGCGGTTGCAGCCCATCACGGCGCGGGTCAGTGAACAGGACAAGCGCTTGGAGCTGGTAACCGGCGGGGTCATCGAAGTCTGGACGTTGGACAGCCCGGACCCCGCCCGTGGACGTAAGTATGCGCGGGTGGTCATCGACGAAGCCGGTATCGTGCGCGACCTGCTCGACATTTTTCAGTCGGCGATACGCCCGACGCTGGTCGACTTGGCCGGTCGGGCGTTGGTGTTAGGCACCCCGAAAGGCCGGCGGCATGGGTTCGTGGTGTTGTTTGGGCGGGGGGAACGAGGGGATGACCCGGATTGGGCCAGCTTCCGTGCCTCGACACTCGACAATCCCTACATCCCGGCCGAGGAAGTCGAAACGGCGCGCAAAGAACTGCCGCCCGAAGTCTTCCAGCAGGAGTTCGAGGGCATCCCGACCGACGACGGCGCGAATCCCTTCGGTATCGAAGCGGTGCGTCGCGGCGTCGGGCCGCTGTCCGGGGAAACACCGGTGGTCTATGGCGTCGACTTGGCGCGCTCGACCGACTTTA